TTCTTTCATTCCGTTAAGAATAGGAATTCCCTCAACCTCTAAAATCCCAGATTTACAAGAGTCAATAATCTTAGATAAATATTCCTCCGAGAGATCCTTAGAAGAAAGAGTAATCTCAGGATCCTGTACCGTAAGCCAAATAAAAGCAATTGGTCTTTCTCCAAAAAGAGATTCTCGAAAGAGACCCCAAGGTTCAAATTTTAGAGAAGATAATCTTATAGTAATTTGATCTTCAGTTTCAATCATAGAATGTAATAACTCCTTAGAGGAAAGGATAACATAAAGAGACAAAAGATAATTAAAAGAAAGAAGGGTTTAGACAGCTACGGAAGGATCGATATCGGCAATACTACCACTGATAGAATGAGAAGCAATACCAGGAAGATTAACCAGGTTAGGAATAACCTTTACATTTCGAAGCCGAGCGATACCACGACCTTCATTTCGAATATAGAAATGATAGGCTTCACGAAGCTTGTAGAAGTTAACATCTCGTTCAAGATCTGCCCACTCCTGAGTTCGAACTCCATATTCCTCAACATAGACACCAATATCAGCCAGGGAACAAAGAATCAACTCAGCTCTTTTAGTTCTAGCATCGAAGTTGAGGAATGGTGAAACAACAATTCGTAGAGGGAAGGGCCATCTTGCCGGAAGATTGGGAGCCGAAGTAGTAATCTGACTATACTCACTAGTTTTAGAAGCCGCTCCACCATTGGTAGACCCTGAGGGAGTAATCGACTGAGCACCAGAAACATGAAGGGGACTGCCTGGACCCTGAGCCGCAGGATTACCAGACCAAGACCCGAAGAAAACCTGATTTCCACCAGCCAGAAGAACAGCTCGAAGAACTGGATCCTTCATGAACATGATGTAACAAAGGGGGTGCATTAGAAGAGTATCAGGAACAAACCCATTATCCAATAATAGAGCATAGGTATCAAAAAGATCGTCAAGTGTCAAAGAACCATTAGCTGTTCCAGAAAGTCCTCGACCAGTAGTTACACCAAAAGCTGAAGTTGAAGGATCAATATTATCAAAGGCAATTAGGCCCTGACTTTGAAGAACATCGGCAGCACACTGTTCTTTATGTCGAGCAAGAGCCATTCCGCAAGCATCAAGATGAAGCTGAACAAGATCAAAGCTAGAACGATTCCTTGCCTCTTCGGAGATTTTGAAAGCGACACCATGCTTTGCAACTCCAGTGATAATTGAACCACCGCCTTGAGTTAACTGAACAGTTGGATAGGAGTCTCCTTCTGCAATTACAGCAGCTCCAACAGCTCCCATTGCGGGAAATTCAATATGAGCTCCTGCCTCATAGTTCATTCGCTGGAAAAGCTTCGAAAGAACGAGGAGAGGTTCTTGAGCAAGAATTGCTCGCTCGGTCATAGTTCGAGGAAGCCAAGGCTGGATATCAGGAGTAGCCAAAGAGTCATTAAACTCAATGCCATTCTTTACCTCTTCCCGAAGCTGAGCCTGACCAGCTTGAAGCCACTCGTTGAGAAGAATTCGATTCGGACGACCGTGACTATCTCTATCAGAGAAGTTATAGCCATGGTTATCAAGGATACTATAGAACTGATTATATGATTTAAAAGTCGTCATCGTTTTCCTCTTTATCGATTACAGAAGTTAATTATGACCTCAAGATTTGAGGCACCAGCTAGAGGAAGAGCCTGAGGACGACCCTCTGTAGCACTTCCAGAATTTCGCTCTGCGTTACTAAAGACGGTAAACTGAGTTTTAACCTTATCCAGAGCATCCCGAGGATGTACCCAATAACCAAGAGCCTGACCAATCACAGCATTTCGAGACTGTTCAGCAAAAGCTTCCAACTGAGCCGAGATAGTCGCAGTAGCACCGGTTCCATAATCAGGATCAGCCGCGAAACTGTCTCCAGAAGCTCCACCAAAACAGGTTCCGATATCAGGAGTCCACTTAACGTAGTCTGAAGTATTGTTGAAAGTCAGCCAATCGCCAGGCTTAATATTTCCGGTTGCAAGAGCGATAGTTGAACTTCCAGCAGCAGCATCCTCGTAGGTAAAGTAAGTAACAGTATTGGCTACATTAAACCCAGTAGGAATAGCATTTCCATCAGTCTCAAAAAGGAATAGAACACCATGATCATAATCGATATAGAAGTAATCGGATCCACTAACTAGGAGAGCGGCAATAGAATCAACCTCAGTCATTCCGGCGAGAGTTGATGCACTATCAGTAATTGGAGTATCATTGGTAATTTTAGCAACTGGCCATTTATTAAAAACCATTGCTACAACATCACTATCAGCAGCAACCAGATCTGTATAGAGAGGAGTTGCATGAATACCAGTAGAACTTTTCCACCCTCCAGTTCCAAAAACAATTGCAGTATCAGCGATGGCAAGACCACCACCCTGAGTCTCAACGGCTTCCTGAGCAGGAACTAAGGGAAGCCGAATAGCAGCATCATTATTTACTGCAACCCCATGCTGACCATTAAAGTTGTGTTGCTTATACTCACCAGGATTCAAACCATTACCTCCACACCAGGAGTAATAGTTATAGGGAGAATAACCAATTGGCCACGAGATAAAATCTCTTGCAGTTTCTGATGCAGATATAAGACCACGATTTCGAAGAGCAGTAGTAACCTGAGTTTGAGTATAGGTAGTAGCTCCAGTAAGAACTGCTCCAGTAGTTAAGTCTGTTACTTTGTTAGTAACATCAGTGGCAAGATAAGTTAGAATCGTATCACCACCTGCTGCTTCAAAGACATATTTGTAACCAGCAGGAACTACTCGGCCCTCTCGATCGAGAGCAACAACCTTTCCAGCAGGAACAGTAATCGCAAACTCGGTGTAACTCTCTGTTCGAACAACAGGGAGCCATGCCGCAGGTTTACCCTCAAAATTGATAGCTACAGTATTTTCTGTATGCCCAATTTCAGGAGTAATATACCCGAAATGGTCCCACTGTCGATGATTTGTATTATATAGGTTAGCCATTATTGACCTCTTCCTTGATCACTACTGAATTGTTGCACAATCTGTTGTAAAGAATCAAGAGAAATATTCTCTGGAATAACTTCAGATCGTTGATAATCCTTCAACCACTGTTTCGCAAAAGACTCGCCCGAACGAGAAATAGAATTTACGATATTCTTCGCTAACTCAATATTCACTCCTAGAGCAAAATTCTCCTCCGGAGGAATTACAGGAGTCTTTGTTTCAGAATCTTCTGGAGTAATTTGAACATCTTGAATATTCTGAGAAACTCCACTCTGAAAAAGATTTAGAGAATCCTGAAGATCAAAGCTAGAACTTTTTGTTTGGAGATCCTCATAAGTTAGAGAAGATAAATCTTCTTCAGCATCTTGATGTACAAGAATTTTCTTCAGTTCAATAAGTTCTTGGATAGCTTCACGAGATCGAACTAAGTCCCTCGTAATTTGATCTTGAAGAATAACATACTCAGAAGAAAGAGTTCTATACTCATCCCGAAGAACTTTAATAGTTTCATCAAGTGAATCATTCTTTTCTTCCAAAGTAGAGATACAAGAATTCTTTATCTCGCATTCCTTACAAGTATGATCTATCTTCAAATTACGTGAGATAAGAATTTTTTCAACATCAGAGAATAGAGCAAGAAGCTCCTCATCCTTCTTTTGGTCTAAAGTTTGTTCTACTTGAGTTTCAGTATTTTGGTCTTCTTCTTCAGAACCAGGACAGCCAAGAGATTTTGCTTTGCGAGAAACACAAGCAAGAATCTTAGTATTGTCTCCAGGACCTTTATATCTTCCAATTAGTCTCTTGGCTGCAATTACATGAGCACAATCAGGAACTGGAAAACTTTTTTCCGGACCACAGAAGATTGAAGGAGCTAAGGATTTTCTCTTCTCTATTGGGAGTTTTGTATCTTCTTCAACTTCCAACTCCAGAGTTTCGTTAATTAGTTCAGCTAGTTCTCTAGTAAAATTCTCTTTGTCCTCAAAAAGAGTTTTTAGAGCCTCTTCGATTTTCTGATCCTGAGTTTTCTCATTTACTGGAGGAGCCTCTTCTTGAGAAGTTTCTTCAGAATGAGTTTCCTGAGTATTTTGATCTATTTGAGTAGGCATAAAGATTCTCCCGTCTGAATCTGTAAGTTCAAAGTTTACCCTACTTGGTAGGATTTGGTCAAGAGTTTCATTCTTCCAATAATATGAAGTAGTCTTTCCTTGAAAATCACTAATTAGAGAGATAAGTTTTGGACCAGCTCTATTATCTGCCGGATGATTCACTGGAGAGACTTCCATTGGAATCAAACCATCTATAATAATGAATTGTCTCCGGCCAGACTCCTCGTCAATAAGTCCCCTCTCATGTTGACAGAATCCATCTTTCTTCCAATCCTTCTTGCAGATTGAACAATAGACATGAATTGGTCTCGAAGAAGTACTAACTCCCATATATCTTCCGTCAAGAAACTTCTCAACAGCCAAAGAGTCGGTAATTCTTGTTACTAACTCCAATTCCCCTAATCCGGGCCAGTTAGCATCAGCTAGAATCCCAGTCTCTTCTAAAACCTGTACAGCATCAAAGATCTGATCAAGAGACTTGGCATCTTGAAACAACTTAATACAAGATTCAATATCTTGATTTTGAATAGGTGAAGGAGAATTATAAGGAATATAAGAAGCCTTAATAACTCTACCAATTGGATCTGCTTCAA